ACGAGAAAAGAAAAAACCTCGTATTGATTTAAACAGAGAAAAATCAGTAGTTCTTATGACTACATCTCAAATCAACAATGAAGTCTGTTCGTACATCTGAGTCCATTAAGTACATTCAGCCTGGAGATAAACCTAAACCTCAATATCCTAGAGAATTCTTTGAGAAGAATCCTGGTCAAAAACCGTTGGTTAATGTTCCTCATAAAGATATTGACTTGGCTAATATTAGAAATATTATTAAAAGTGGAATTCTACAGGGAGGACTTGTAATATCATATGTCTTGAGATTCATTTACCTAATTGGAAAAGCAATAGGGGATGAACTGGATGACAATTGGCAATCATTTAATGTTATAATTGGAGGGAAAGGTGACAAAATAACTCCATGGAGCTTAGTTGAAATTAAAGAAGAGGATTCTAGACGTGTAGATGCCAATGTAGACCAAACAGCAACTGCAGATGACGATAAATGGATGTTAATGTATATCTTGTTTGTTTATCGGCATGCAAGGGCACAAGTATCCAATTATAAGAAAACCCTGTTTGAGAAATTTCAAACTCAAATATCGCCATTACTGCCAAACAAGATAACTTTGACATCTCCTCCTCCTCTATACAATTCATGGCTGTCAAACAAGAATTACTGTAAAATGATAGCTGCAATTGACATGTTTTTCTGTCACTTTCCACAGCATCAAGATTCCAACCTGAGATTCGGTACAATCACATCAAGGTTCAGAGATTGTGCCGCTCTTACATCTCTTGAACACTTCCGAGAAACAGTTGGATTTAAGGGTGATGAAATGTTTGGTTGGATTTTTGTAGGATCATTGGAGGAAGAATGTCATGTCTTGATGAAAAGTGGGCAAGAATTGGATCAACCGGGTTCTTATTCTCCATATCTTGTTGACTTTGGATTGAGCCTAAAATCTCCCTATTCAGCCTCAACTTGTCCTGGTATGTACACTTATTGCCATCTTGTGGGGTCATTACTCACTTCAACTCGGTCCCAAAATGCTAAGATGATCTCTGACAAAAATCTGGTTAATATTAGGACTAATGCATTGTTGGTCGCTTATGTTTTCAGTGAAAATATTGAATGCAAAGTTTACTTCACTGATAACCAAGAATTCTTACAGGCTGGTTTAGACGGGCAAGATCAGTTGACTGAAATCCCTGATGATGATGGGGTATCATCTAGCTTAAGCATGCAAGATGATATGCCAAAAAGTAAAGATCCAATTGAGTGGTTTATGTATTTGAAATCATTAAAATTCCAAATTCCGAATATCATCAAGGATTTTGGTAAAACAGAAGCATCAAAAATGTCCCAATGTAGAGTGGGTTCTATTGGAAAACATCTTAATGATGCCTTCTAATATAATGAAAGCAATGAAGTAATATGATTTTGTTTCAGCAAAACCTCTTGATATCCCAAGAATGCGAACCTTTAAACTTTAATATCTTCAATTTATGATATCAACATGAAAAAAATCAGTAGTTATCATGGATAACTATAAAACTCCTGGCAAATTAGATACAGGTCTAAATTGGGACAAACTTTCATCCAGTATGGAAAACCAAACAGATGACACAGAGGCAGCAGCTCCTGATTTGTCAGCCTTTGTTCATGAGAATGCCGATGATCTGAAGGCTTGGGCAACAAGTCTTGAAGATTGGGCTTCAAAACTTCCTGACCCTCCTGAGGAGATTAAGAATGATAAACAAGAAATTCCACCTCCACCGGAATCTGACCAACCAAATCAACCTGAATTGCAGTTTTCAACATTCAACCTTGGTCAAATACGCTACAGACCTGGTCTGCTGATTGGATTAATTGATGATTTGTGTAGGATGTCGAGATTCGGGGACATTGTGACCTTGAGTTATAAAGAAGAAGGAAAGGACACTTTCTTGTTATATCACATTGAGAATGGACTAGTTCGAGGAAGACCAGGGCTGATAAACCAACAAGAAGAGGAAGAAGAATGTAATAAAAAACCGACACAATGTTGTCCATTTTACAAGGAGGTTTTGGAAGATCTTAGCAAAGGGATCATTATTAAAAAGAGATTTGGTGAAGGAATTAGCAAGCTTACAATAAAAAGCTTAGGAGATATTGAGGATATAGAGACAAAATGGATCACAACTTGTCATCATACAAAAAGAGAGTGCCTTGATTATCTTTTGTCCCTCAAGGGCAAGAAGAAGACTCTGCTTCGTACTTACAACATTGATTATTAAACCATGAAAAAAATCAGTAGACATCTAGTCTACAAGATGGAATATCAATTTCTTAAAAAGACATCTTTGGTTCCACAGCTTGATACTGTGTACGTTCGAGATAATTATATGCTATTTGAAGGTAACTTGGCCCTAATCTGGGAGGATGAAATCAATGAGAGAGAATTACTCCTAATGTTAAAGGAGGAAATCAAACAATTCCCTGATTATCAAAAGAACAGCTCGATTTATAAGATTGGTGTGGGCCTCTTGTTGTCAAAGTCCAAGTACGATTTTGTTTGGCCTGACAAAAGTTATCTCATTTCTGGGACTACAGACATTGTCAACTTCCCAAACATCCAAAGATGCCCATGGGACCCTACTGAGGATAGAGTCAAAATTGACACTTGTGGTGTTTGGCAAAATAAGAGGTACAATTTGAGTTTGAACCTTCACTACTCTCAAGCCGATCCAAGACTTGGGAGACCAATTTGGGAGAGTTGGTACTCTGGGATCAATAGCAGACCACCCTTCATGAGGTTTGAGATAGAGACAGTCTCAGATTACCTTGGATTCGGTGAATTGATTCATTACTGATCATGAAAAAAATCGGCAGTCATCATGGCTACCGATGATCAATTTGATCCCAAGCTTGCTTGGGTTGTAGAGTCCCTTGACTTCTCACCAACATCTCGAGATGAACCAGTAAATTTTGTCATAAGTGTCAAAATTGATGTGGAATTTCCATCCTCTTTTGATGAGATTGAACTTCTCATGCATGTTCGCCAAAATTTGAAAAGGAACAAGGAATGGACCAAATCAGGAACCTTAATGGGGCTTTGTGCAGGAATTGGCCTGTCGCACTCAACAATTGTACCATCAGAATATTTGAGAAAGAGATTGGTTGGTGAATTTATGGGAGTTATCAATATTCCTCTGATTCCTGACCAAGGAACAGAGTACATCGTACTGGACACAACATCTTATGATTTAGATTTGGACATGTGGAGTGGAATTAAGTTAAATTACACATTCTTTGTTTGTCGTGGAAATGGAAATGTGACTAAAAGAATTGATACATCTTGGTATTCAGGACAACCGAACAGACCTAAAAAATTCACATTTGACTTATTGACTGTGTCCGTACTGTACGGATTCGATGACTGGTTTGTCTCCCCTATGGTCAATCATGATGGTTAAATCATGAAAAAAATCAGTAGCAATCATGGCTACATCTGAGCCCCCAAGATTGACGAGGCGTGTTTACTTCCGACTTGATTGGTACGGAGATAATCTTCGGGATGTTGATGTTATTAAGTTGTTCAAATTGACAATAGAAAGTGAGAATATTCTAGATCTTATCAAGGAACTTATTGTTGAGGATTTGATCAAAACATGCAGAAAATCATTCTATGATTTTGTTTGGCCAACCCATCATAGATTAGTTGGAGGTTCAGCCTTCTTTGGAATTTGTCCGTGTCATCTGATAGAACTTCTAAGTGATGATGTCTCGATTAGACTAGATGAGACAGGAATGTATAACAAGTCACCCTTTACTCTGGTTATGGAAATTGATTACAATCTTAATGAAAATGTGAACAATTGTGAAAGTCAAAATCCGAATAACAATCGTCCTCCACATCTTCAATTTTGATCATGAAAAAAACTAGCAGAAATCATGCTAAAAATCTGGAGAAAGAAGGGAAAGGGGGCTGGATCCACATCCTCCAATCTCTCTGAAACTACTTCTCCGTATGATTGGGCATATGGTGCCTCTGAACCAATTAAATTATTTAGTCCAACGGCTCCACCAGTTTATGAAACAAAAAATTCTAAATTCCATGTAATGTGTCAACTTCGAATTGTCACAAAATTATCAATTGAAAATGCAGAGATTCTATGTCAGATACTCGAGCAAATTGTTCAAAAATACAATGGAAGTTTCAAATATAAAAATCATCATCTGATGAATTTGATTTTAGTGGGTACCCATATGAAAAAAGAATTAGATCATGATTCATTTATTTACAAAGGGCTTTGGGACGATGTCATATTATATGAAGGATTGGATGCCGACACGAATGTACCAGGTAATAAATTTGAGATTTATCATAAATATAAGATAAAGGGGTATGATATGGCAATTCATTTTGAATCTGATCTTCGTATGACAACCAGAAGTGGAATGACATTTTATGAAGTTTATAACATCCCCATGTCCAGTGGAAGAAATCCTCCAATTCTCAATTGGATGAAAACTGAACTTGGTATTTAACATGAAAAAAACCAGTAGACATATTGAATACAAAATGTCGTTTCTAATTGCTATTATAATACTTTTCATTAATATTGATAAATTACATTGTTATGTGGTCCAAAGTAACTTTGGGGGGATTCGAGAGAGCAAGGTAAATATTCTTGGAAATGTGATTCCCTATTCAACCACTTTTAAACATGAAGTATTAAAGAAACAATGGGACTATCGTCATGACAAAGGACATCGCACAGTCTTACCAACAAACTGCCATTCGAGCTGGAACACTGTGTCTCCAGCGACCATGAAATGTCCCAGAAGGAAAATTATTGGGAAAGATGGGTTGTATAATACTTATATTGGTGATTTTTGGCATCCTCATTCAGATAAGGGTTCTGAGGTTAAAGGTTTTATTTGTCAAAAAACCAGATGGATTTCTACCTGTATAGAAACATGGTATTTCTCCACAACCAAAGAAACCCAAATAGATGAGATTCCAACATTTAAAGAAGACTGCTTGGCCGCAATAACACTTGTGGATTCTGGTGAATATATTGAACCATTTTTCCCACCACATGTCTGTTCCTGGGCTTCTACTAATAAGAATGCAAAGGATTTCGTGACTGTCCATGAGCATTCGGTCGTGTTAGACATTTATGAAAACTCCTTGTTAGATCCTATTTTCCTATCAGGAAAATGTAAGGATCGGGTTTGTCATACTATACATAAGGATGTTCTATGGGTCGAAGCCACAGATAATGAAAGAGATGATTTTTGTGTTGCAACTGCTTGGGAATTTTCACATGTTTTTGCAGATATTGACATTGATCATGACAAGAATAATCCTATATACTCAATTGGAGAGACTATTGATTCTGAAATTTATGGACCTAGAAGTCTTGAAGATGCATGTATCATCAAAGTGTGTGGCATTCCGGGAATTAGATTTTCTCATGGTGAATGGTGGGGTATCAGGTCTTTATCAAATAGGATCCCGATGGAGGATTTCATGTATAAGTGTCATAATGGGACAAATGTTGGATTTGTACACAATATTTGGACACCTAGTGAATTGATTGGTGAGATCACATATCGAGACCATAAATGTTTGGATGTGTTGTCAAGCTTTTTAGGGAGAAGAAAAATCAACCCGTATGAATTGTCCTATCTTGTTCAAGATTTTCCTGGTGAAGGGCCTGCATACAGGATAATGAAGCAATATACTGGGAAGGATAAGACAAAAGCAACATTTACCCTTCAAACAAAAACATGTCGTTATCATGTGGTTTATATTGATAAGTTAACATTTAGTCCGATAAATGAGTCAGATGAAGTTTATGAATTAGGAATATGGGGAAATGGAAGGAAAGTTATACTCAATTCTACAGAGGTGGGAATCAACCCAACTTATGTTAATCCATCAAAAGACTGGGAGCTTTTAGAAACATTTAATGGACTGATGAGATTTGGATCTGATTTAGTTTTACCCCAGGCAGTATATACTGATCATCCAAATATCACTAGTCTATTGGAAGATTACGAGATAAGTTTAATTGGGCATCCGAAAGAAATCCTTATTCAAGATCAAGATGAATTAAGTGAGGTTTATAAATTTCATGCCCGTTCAAATTCCACCAATGTAGTAAGTTTGGCTGAAAACTTTGTTAAAGGAATTGGAAAGTCCATTGGAAACTTCTTTGGAGGTACAAAAAATTTGATTTGGTGGCTGGTCACTATAATTCTGTCCACTTTGGGTACTTATATTGCTTACAAATTGGGATTATTCAATTTCTTAAAGAAGATCTTGGTTCAGGATGCGGATGACAAACCAAGTAATAGGATGTCTAATATTTATGAAGAACCTCTCAAGCTCGGTGAGAGGAAGACACACCTGGTGAAAAACCCTTTTTTTGACAATGGGATTTAGTATAAATTTTGATCCTATTATTGATAAATTCCGCGAATTTCAAAATAATATAAACCATAACGTTAATGAGCAATTGGATAAGCTTAAAATGATTTGGATAAATTTCGGGTCTCAAATTAAATATTGGTTTTTAGTCATTATTAGCATTCTTATAATGTTATTTATTGTTTTTGTTCTGATTAAGGTAACTCGTTTGATCTTAAATTGCAAAAAGATTTTCTCTTGTTGTTGCAAATTTTGTTGCAGAAATAAAAACAGGAATCGAGATAAGAGGGAAGACAAAATTAAAGTGTTTTCTATAACACCATGAAAAAAACCAGTAGGCATTATGGATCTACTTGATAATGAGGATTTTGATGGACAAAACTTTTTTGATGATCTTGAAAATGATCTTGGCGAAGACATTAATGAATTTGAAGATAATTTTATACAGGATTTCCTATCTGAAGAGGATAGAATGGAGTTTCTTAATAATAATGATTACAATCTGAATTCTCCAATCATTACAGAACATATTATTGAACTCGTTAAATTCATTAAAGGTCAGCAATACAATCCCATTTTCTTCCGGCAGAGTTGGATTATATTCAAAGACTTATATAAAAAGGGAAAAATAAATGAGGAGATTAGCTATATTGATAAAGATTATCTACATGTACGATTATTTGACTTTATTAGAAATCCACCAATTCTTGGGAACTATAAATATGCTGACATCTTACGTAAATCATTAAAACATCATAATCTTAGTAAAGAATTTCTCCAGATTTGGTTTAAAAAATGGGGGCATTCTGATGTATTAGATAATTGCAATATTTGGGAAAATTATAACAGATTGTTATCACGTGAGTTTCTTTGGTGGTCAGAGATTTTTTACGATTCTCATGTACTAACTCTGCATATGAATTGCAGCGGAAAAAAAGAAGCAAAAAATCTTGTAAGGATATTCAATAGCACTCCTCTCTTGGACAAGAATAAAAAATTGATGGGATTTATTTGGAATTCAAATACAATGGGGGAATTATTGATATTACCAGATTATATACTTTGTAATAATTTATCATCTATATGGGATCGACCGTTTCTGCTTATGATAAAGGATGTGACTATGTCTCGTGTTCAATCTATTACATCGATGACATTTTCAATCGATCCGGTATATTCAGATCTTCAGATTAAGAAATTGATTGATTTATATAATTACGGAGATGATTTCATTTACAAAGTTGGTAATTTAAGTTATGACGGTCTCAAATTATTGGAACCAATATGTAACCTCCAGCTCTGCAAGTTAGCACATGATTACAGACCCCTTATTCCAGAGTTTCCAGAATTTGGGCAACATGTTTGGAGATCAATTAATGAGAAATCGTTTAACACATATGAGTTATTTGAGATTTTTAGACTCATTACGGAAGAAGATAACTTAGATATGGTTTTAAATTATTATTCAATTTTTAGGCATTGGGGTCATCCTAATATTGATTATTTTGAAGGACTACAGAAATTACATGATCAGGTTAACATGGTCAAAACAATCGATGATGACTATGCTCAAAAGTTGGCAAGTGACCTAGCTTATAAAATACTCAAGAAGAATTATTTTGGAAAGAAAAAATGGTTTGTTGATCCAGTAAAGATATCTGATAAGCATCCTCTTAAAAAACACATTACAAACTCAACATGGCCTAATCAATTTGAAATTGAGGACTTTGGAGACAATTGGCATCAATTACCAATTACAAAAATATTTGATATACCTGACTTAATTGATCCATCCTTAATTTATAGTGACAAGTCACACTCTATGGATAGGGATGAAGTAATTGATTTTGTTAGTAAAAATCCTGGTAAAGCCATCCCAACCCGGAGGGTATTACAAACCATGCTAAATAAGCCTGCGACTGATTGGAAGAGTTTTTTACAAAAAATAAATGACATTGGTTTAAGTTTAAAATCTCTAATAATTGGATTGAAAGCCAAAGAACGAGAGATGAAACGTATTGGACGATTTTTTTCATTAATGTCATGGGAATTAAGAGAATATTTTGTTTTTACAGAATATTTGATCAAGGAATATTTTGTCCCGCTTTTCCACGGATTAACAATGGCAGATGATTTACAGTCTGTTATTAAGAAGATGCTTGAAAATTCTCAAGGACAAGGTTCTGATAATTACGAGTATGTCTCTATTGCCAATCACATAGATTATGAAAAGTGGAATAACCATCAAAGGAAAGAGTCTAACTATTATGTTTTTAAGGTAATGGGACAGTGTTTTGGTTTGCCAAATCTTTTCACTCGAACTCATGAGTTTTTTGAACAAAGCTTGGTATATTATCCACAGAGGGCCGATTTAATGACTGTTAATGGAAATACTTTAGATAATTTCTCTGAATATTTGGTCTGTTGGAACGGACAAAAAGGAGGATTGGAAGGCTTGAGACAAAAGGGTTGGTCTGTGCTGAATTATTTAGTTATAGAGAGAGAGTCAAGAATCAGGAATACAAAGGTAAAAGTTCTGGCTCAAGGTGATAATCAAACAATTAGTACATTTTACCATTTGCAATCACACTTTGATGATCGAGAGTTGATAGATCAGTTACACAACATATGTAAAAACAATAAAGCCATTATGAATGCAATAGAACAAGGCACTACCAAATTGGGTTTAATAATTAATCGAGATGAGACTATGATAAGTGCGGATTATCTAAATTACGGTAAGGTTCCAATTTTCCGTGGCGTAATACGTGGTTTGCATCTAAAAAGATGGTCCAGAGTTAATTGTGTTACTAATGATCAAGTTCCATCCTTAAGTAATTCATTGGCAAGCTGCGCCACAAATGCTTTGACTGTATCACATTATTCCGAGGACCCGTTGAATGCCATATATTTACATAGTGTGTTTGGAAATATTACTATCACATTACTATTAGAATACAACCCCGCTTTACGAACTTCTGTTAAACTTGCGCTTAAAGATCCTGATTTAGTTGAACATGTTTGGTTTAGGTTATTATTACTATACTTAGACCCGTCTCTTGGTGGGATTAGTGGAACATCGTTGACAAGATTTTTAATTAGAATGTTTCCAGACCCATTAACGGAGTCACTGTCCTTTTGGAAATTTATCCATGATAATTGCTATGAACCAAATTTGCAAAATTTGTGTTCCATTATTGGAAATCCATCTTTAATGGAGTTTCAAATAGAGCACTTAGATAAGTTGATTGAGAATCCTACATCAATAAATTTAGTAAGAGGTATATCCGCAGCAAATTTAATTAAAAATGAAGTTAAAGCCAATTTGATTGAATCCATACCAATTGTATCTAATCAAATTATAAAGCATGCATTAGAATACACAAGAGATGAAGAACAAATTATACTGCAATGGGCAAGATCAATCAAACCATTATTTCCTAGATTTCTAAGTGAGATGGTTAACTCAACTTATTATGGCATTACAACCAGCTTGATTGGATTATTTCAAAACTCTAAGACAATTAGGTCTCAATTCAAGAAAAAGTATCATAAAAGAATAGATGATGTTGTGTTCAGAAGTGAAATTATTGGTATTAGCTCATTACTAAAAATCATTAAAATAGCTAGTAGTACCCCAACAAAAATTTGGACTTGTTCTTCATCACAGGCTGATTATTTAAGGAAACAATCTTGGGGTCAGGACATATTAGGAATGACAATACCACATCCTTTAGAGATGCTAGGAACTCCTGATAACATGACAAATCTATGTTCCTTATGTAAAATTAATGATGTTATATCTGATTATATTGCAGTGATGATTCCAAAAGGTTTTTCATTATCAAAAATTGTAAAAGGGCCATATCCACCTTATCTTGGTTCTAAAACCTCAGAATCAACATCAATAATACAACCTTGGGAAAAAGAAACAAATATACCATTAATTAAGCGAGCTTCAAAATTAAGAAATGCAATATCATGGTTTATCGAACCAGAGTCTAATCTTGCAAAATCAATCATGGAAAATATGAAGTCTTTGACAGGGGAAGATTGGGGTGATGGACTCAAAGGCTTTAAAAGAACTGGGTCAGCCCTCCACCGCTACTCTTGTTCAAGAGTAAGTAATGGTGGATTTTGTGCATCTAGCCCTGCAAAATTTATGTGGATGATTTGCACGACTGATACTATGTCTAATTTAACAGGAAAAAATTATGATTTTATGTTTCAGTCTCTTCTCATATATTCACAATCAACTGGGGGTGTTATCTGGGGTAATCGACCAGATCCAGTAAACTTGCATTTCCACATAAAATGTGTGCACTGTATAAGAGAAATTGGAGAACCAATTTTGGAATCTGATTGGGTATTGAAATTACCATCTGTTTCCCATATATTAAATGCATGGAGGCCAGATTCAACAAAAAGTTGGGGAGAGGAGAAAATGCAATTAGATGTACCATCCAGAAATTGGGAAAGAGTCAATCCAGGAGAGAAAACTTATCATGTGGGTTTCATTATGGGATTTATATTCACTGACATGTTGTTAAGTCATTCAAAACATGTAAGTGATTCTTCATTATTTCCATTGGGTATATCTAAGAAGCTCATACCCAAAGCATGGTTTGATGGATTGATTATGGGAATACAAAAAAGTTGTGCTCTACAGATATCTCATAGGAGGAATTTATTAGAGCTGAAAAAACCCAGAGTTGTCCAATGGGGATCATCATATTTTACTATAGAAAAGATTTGTGAATCGCCAGGTTTTCTAGGTTTGGTCAGAGACGGTCCTCTATTTCAGGAGATCATTTCGGTACCCCACAAAGTTCCAGCTTCATATCCATTAAATAACTTTGATTTAGGTGCATTGAGCAGAAATTATTTAAAGACTAAATTATTTAATATATTTGAAAATCCCAATTCAATTAAACAATATGATACTATATGGACATTTGCAGATTTACAATCCCATGAAATTATAGGTTCATTAGCATTATCCCATATAGCATATAAACTGATAATGGATACAAAGAAGAACAAGCACTTTCAAAATCAAGTGAGATTGATACAAAATGCCTACATCTCAATAAAAAATGGTGATTGGGATAAGATTGACCAAAAGAAGGCATTAAGGCAAGTATCTGTTTGTGATCAAGAAGTTAGACACTCTTGCAAGTTTGATATTGGACCATTTGTACTAGATTGCAAAGAAAAAGTCTTAAATTGGGAAGATGAGTATGTTGGAGACATAACTTGTGTAGAACTAGAATTTACACATGAATTGGAAACAAAAACATCAGATGTTACATTTTCCCGTCGGTTTTGTCCCTTGATATCAGGATTAAGAACATTTCAAATGGCAACCGGATCACATTACAAAATAAGAACAATAATTAAAAGATTGAATTTGAAATGGTCATTCGGATTAGTCTGTGGTGATGGATCTGGTGGAGTTGCAAGTTACCTTTGTCGGTCCAATCCATTTGGAGAAGTTGTTTTCAATAGTTTGCTCGAGCTAGACGGAATTGATTTTAAAGGATCTCACCCAAGTCCACCACCTGCTATCACAGCTTTAGGTTCCATTAAAAATAGATGTATTAATCATGGTGACTGCTGGCAAGCACCGAGCGACTTATCAAACCATGAAACATGGAACTACTTTGGTAAACTTGCTAGAGAGCGCCACAAAAAATATGATCTAATTATAATTGAAGCTGATATTTCAGACATAAAAATCTTGAGGCAAACAAGAGAGTTTATAAGTTCATTTGCAAAAGCTTACTTAAGTGACAATGGAAGTTTAATTTGCAGAGGATTTCTTGAAAATCTATGGACAGGGACAGACAATATAACGGATTTACTATGTAGAACATTTAAAGAGATTAAGTGGGTACAAACTAATCTTTCTAGCAACTTCACTCAAGAAGTATATGTGGTTTTCCAACATCTCAATACATACCCTGATAATAGATATATAAATTGGAAATCACTACATAAGAAAATATTAGATTTTTATTGTTTCCAAACTAATGCAAAAGAATTTGAGAGGTCTCTACTCCTGAGCAAAAGTAATTTAATGATAGGTGTCCCTAATGAGTTGGTAGTTTCTCCCAACATTGAATTGAGCTCTATCCTTACAAGAATTGGTTTAGAGACAGGATTTGCTGTATCAATAACCAAGTCTTGGATACGAAATCTGAATAAAAATGCAGTAAATTATGTCTTAGCAGTAAATGCATTAGTATTCGAATCTGTTATACCAATAACAAGAAGATCAAAAAAACGAATATCGCCACCTTCAAATCAAAGTATAGAACTCGTACTAGGTTTTCTATTTGGATCATATCTTTGGATTTCATTAAATGTCAAATCGCTTCCAATTTATAATTGGCTGGTAGACAAACTGTGTGATCATGTTGATCTGTATATTTCTTATCACCTAAAAGACAGTAAAAGAGAGATTAAATATTGTCTTTCGTGGAACTTAAGCAAACCTGACTCTATTGATATGGTATGGAAAAGGATAAGATTACATCGACAATCCACATTAATAGGTAATGTCATAAGATGTTGGCAAAGAATGTATTCCGTGGATGATAGATTAATCAATGAAGAACAAGTGGATAAAATCTTGAGTTTCTACAATAAAGGATTAAATACAAAAATATTAAAATCGTCTAGTTCAATCTTTCTGTAATTCACATTAAAACTATAGAATTACCTACACATGAAAAAAACTGGTCAATTATACGAGGTGGTTTTTTTCTTAATCTCGT